GATAGCCCTGTAAATAACATTCCTCTATGAACATGCGCTGGATTATATTCATGTTGTTTCATTTCATTTACCCAAATAGAATTAATATGTAAATCATATTCTCTTATCTTGTTCCAATTTAAATAATGTTTAAATATAGTTATAAAATAATCTGTAACATTTAAAGGTAGTTTATTATGATTCTTCATCTTTGATTTATCTTTACCACCATAAAATAATGAATGTTCATTTTCTATTTTACCCACTAATTGACCATTAGCAGGATATAAACTATTATATTTTTGTTCATAAAGTTTATTGATAGTTATAAAAATATCTAAGGGTACTTGATATTTTAAAACAGATTGACCTAAAAATATAAAATCAAAATTAAGAGCTTGGTTTTCCATATTGTGGAAGTTCTTCTTTTTTTTCAGTTTTATTTTCTAATTCTCCTGTTTGTTTAATTCTTTCTAAAGATCGTAGTTGACCCATAATATTAAATACTTCTGCTTCTGGAGTACTACTATTTATACTTTTTGCTTTTCCAGCGTACATTTTGTGATAAGATTCTAATTGGTGTTGATTGACATCTTTATCATTAAAGGATCCATCATTAAATTCACCTTTTAATTTAGACCACATTTTAATTTCTCTCATTCTGTGTTTTGCAACTTTCTCCATAGAGGCTTTTGCAAATCTACACTCATCTAAATCTATTTGATATTTAGTTGTTTTGTATTCATCTTCTTCCTTATCTATTTTCTTTTCTAACCAATTTATCTTTGCATCATTTCTTCTATAGTCAAATGATAGGGCCATTAAATTATCTAGATAAGTAGATTGTTCCCTAACACATTGCCAATATTTTGCAGCTCTAGTTGGGTATCTATTATCTTGTAATACAGAAAACCTTGCTTCTGTTTCTGTTCGAAACATTTGTTTCTTAGTCCACGTATCTCTTAACTCATCTACCATACCTTTAAAAGCAGATAAATCTTCTTGCTCTAATAAATTATTTAAATGTATTTCTTCTTTTTTTATAATATCTATAACGTCTTTTTTATTGTTCATTAATTATCTCCTTAAATTGTTTGAATCATTTTTTTAATATCATCTTCTAGTTTTTTACCAACACTATTAGCATGATTAATAATTGCAGCACATAAATTAGCTTGGTATTTAAAATCTTTAAGTGCTTCTCTTATTTTACCTACAGGTTTTCCACCATAATCTATCACAATAGAATTTTCTTTATTTAATCCTATCTTTAATTCAAATAGTAATCCTGTATGTTTTGCTATCTTATTTTTTTCCATCAGACACCTCAGTATTTTGCTTCTTAACAAAATCTGCACCAATGCTAGGATCTAATTGATTCAACGTTGCAAGCATATTCATTAGCTTGACAACTTCAGCATATGGTTTACTCATTAAATATTTCATAATCTCTGTAAGTTGTACAGAATTTATTAAATAAGTTCTTGGGTTTGTTTGTGTCGTCTTTTGTTTCGCATTATTAGCCATCTTTCTTTCTCCTTTTATTGTTGACCTTTAAATTGATAATACTTATCTTCTATTAAATCTTCATCAGATAGATATGGATTAGTATTAGTTTTTTTATCATAGATTTCTTTTAAATCTCTGATAGTTTGATTGAGAGTTCTGCCTTGTCTTAAACATCCACAGACTAAATCTTCTACTTCTATTATTGCTTGTTTAACTTGTCCCATTACTGACCTCCTTTATTAATCTATTTAAATACCAATTAGCTTTTTGTAAATCTTCTAATGGTTCTCCTTTAAATTTATAACGAGAAACATATTTTAAAACATTTCCTTTAAGGTATCCATGATATTCATCACTAGTCATACAATCACGTATAACTTCTATAGTTTCTTTCTTACCATACTTATAATGAGAAGGTGAATTAACATTATCGTCTGCCATATTCTCTCCTAATTGCTTTTATATCTACAGTTTCTAAATTGTAATGACCACCTTTAACTTCTCTTTTAACTATTAAACCACTCCACCACATGTGTTGAGTATCTCTAGCAAAATGTTCTGTGTGGCTTAGATAACAACCAGCAGATAGTGCATGCAACTTCTTACCACTAGGTAATGTAGCCACAGCATAATCTAATAAATGGCTATGACCTACTGTTGCAGAAACTTTATGTTTATTTAATATACTTCTTCCAATGTTTTCACCAGATATAGCTGAACCCATAATACCAGATGGTAAGTGATGTGAATAATGTACACCATCAATTACTTTTATAGCTTTATAAGGTACTTCTCTCCAACCATACTTCTTATAATGAAGATCTTTTATACTTATAGATCCATCTAATTCTGGATTTTCATCTACAAACCTATCAATTCTATCTTCATGATTACCAAGAATCATAGTCTTAATTGGTTTATGATTACCTAAACCTTTATTAAATAAAGATAAAGCATGATGTGAATGCTCCATATCTTTTTGGTATCTTCTACCTTCAAAGGATTTCTTACCCCTATCATATGTAGATAGAGAATCCATACTACAAAAGTCACCCATGCATATTACATGTGTAGCCTTTATATCTGCAGCCATTCTTCCTGCCCACAGAAATCTATCATTGTTTGCTTTAGGTGTACAATGAGGATCACCCATTACTAAATGTGTTGCCATTAGTTTAACTCCTTGTCTCGTTTCTTTTTTAAAAATTCAATAAAATCTATAACGTTATCATCATTATCAAATTCAGCTGTAGAATTTATTGGCATACTTTTGTTGTTTTTTTTGTCGTCAGCAAATCCTCTTAAACCATACAAGAAAGTTGTATGTGGATCTGATGTCGCCATTTTAATCATTCCCCTTGCAATCGTTGAACAAAGTTCATATTGTTCAGTAGACATTTTGGCTTTACTATCCATTATTATACCACAGGTAAAGCCCTTTTCCCATGGAGTGACTAAAACTTTTATTGAATTTAACACATCAAATTTTTTATCCTTTGTCATTTATACCAATACCTCTCATAATTTTCACTATTATATTCTACAACTTTATATTCAAATCCTCTTTTCATACTTTTTTTACCAAAATCTTCTGCTTCTTTTTCATTATCAAATACTACATTTGTAAACATTCTATACTCTTTATCTTTTTTCTTTTTAAATATTACAAAGTATAGTATCATCGGTACTGATGGAGAATAGACCCCTCAAAACTATCCCCCATCATTCGCTAAAGTCTTATCCTGTTTAGGATTATTCACTTCAGTATACCAAACCCATTTAGGGTTTTTACCTTGCGACTGTTGCTGTGGCAACAACTGCAATTTGCTTCCCCAACAAGGAAGTTTGTATGGGCAGAATGAACACACAAAGCCCAAAACTTTATTACCTGTTTTCTTTGTTCTAAATGTTTCTTCAATATCTGAATAACATCTTTTAAAAGGTTTCTTATCAGTAATACTTTTCATATTATTTTCAGCATTTTTAATTGCTGTAGTTCTATACTCATCATCTGCTAGTGGTGCTTCACAAGTTAGCCACTCACCAGTAGATTTATTAATCACAATCCACCCACCAAATGGTACCTTCTCACTTTCACTATACAAATATCCTTGTGACGCATAGCCAAAGGCATCATCCTTTACAACTTCTTCAAAGCCACCTGCTGGTCCAAATTTCTTTTCAAAGGAATAAGGTGACGCACTCTTAACATCCCAAACTTTCTTATCAATCTTGACATCATACCTTCCTTCAAGTGTTGACCCATTAAAGTTATACTTAACACTTTTCTGTTCATCTTCTATATTTACTCCTGCTGATTTCATTACGAATATTGCCAATGCTTCAATCAAATCTCCAAATGTATTTCTCATCTTAGCATTATATGGTTGACCTTCACCTTTAATATTCTTTGCTTCCATTTGTAGTTGGCACAAAGGTCTACCTATATTAGACATTCTAGGTTGAAATCCTGTTTTACGTTGTTCTGTAAACTGTTTGCGTAAGGCGTTTTTACACGCCTCACCAAACTCTTCAACAAGTTTATCAGATATTTCCACAGGCTCTTTTGAAACCTGATTCAAATACATTTGAACTTTGTTAATTATATCACTCATTAATTAGACAACACTTCAACTGGATCTTCAACTTGTTTAACTACCTTTGCTGACTCACCATCAGAAGATGTAGGTTGACCTTTCTTGGCAGCTTTATAAAGTTCAACAACTTCAGCATTCTCTGTATTAATTATATCTTGAAATACAGTTAATGTTTCCATATCTTCTTTTGACATTTCTAGATTAGCATCAGCATTAACAGAAATCTCTGGTGTGTAATATACATTACCACCTTTTTTCTGTCTCTTTGAATCAATTGAAAACGTAGTAGTAAACATAAGTTTCTTACGTTTATTAACTTGATCCAATGCAGAACCTACAGGAGCAAAAGCTGTACCTGTAACTCTCCAAAGAACAGGTAGGTTAGCTACTTCATGGTCTTCACCATTAGCTTTCTTACCCTTGAAAGATAAGATACCATACAATAATCTATAACATCTTATAGTTCTTTGTTCTGCTAATTGTTCTGGTGTAAGAGATGTTCTTTCCTTAAATGGAACTTTGCCACATCTAGTACCACCTAGTATATCTATCGCTTCTTCTTTCCAATTCTTAAAAATAATAGAACGATTTACATACTCTCCTTTTTCAGGATCATAATGCATGTACTGCATTGCACTGATAAAAGGTCTGAAGGTAACAGGTTTGCCAAAAACATTTTGACCTACACTTGCATCATAAGTGAACAAGTGTCCCACTGGTAACTGATTACCATCGTCATCTTCAGGTGAACGATTGATTCCAAGTCGTGGTATATTTATACCACCACCAGAACCA